TTGTATCAGGTTCTACAAATTTAACGGTGATATTATCGATTCTTGAAAGTGCAAACGAATAATTATATACTAAGACTAATAATAAATGAGCCAATTATTAAGTGGAAAGGTTAGAGTAGTAAAACCTGTCAATGTTTCTGAAGATAGGTATGAATATCTACGATTAAATGAAGCTGAACCAAATTTGGGTGTTCCTATAAGTGGTTCACTTACATCTGGTTCAATTGCTCTTGTTGCCTCTGATGCAGATGGTAATCGTTTATTTGTTACAACACTTCAATTAGAACAGGTAACTGGTTCTTTTAGTGGTTCATTTGCAGGAGATGGTTCTGAATTAAATAACTTACCAGAAGCAGTAAGATTAATATCTGGTTCTACATCCGCATCAATTGCACCAAATACTGGATTTTTAGTAAACGTATCATCATCATTTGGTGGAGATATGGATATCGATGGTGATGTTAAAGTTACTGGTGATTTAATTGTTGATAATAGAATTGTAGCAAGAGAATTAATTGTTGAAATTATTTCATCTTCAATAATATTTTCTTCAGGCTCAAATAGATTTGGTGAATTTTCAACAGATAAGCAAGAATTTACAGGTTCGGTTGAAGTAACTGGTTCATTGGATGTATTTGGAGATACTACTATAAGTGGTTCTACATTTGTTAGTGGTAATATACAATTAACATCTGGTTCAGCATTTAGTGGTAGTGGTGAGAATTTATTTAATATTCCAAAATCAGCACTTGCACCAGATTCATTAACTTCTGCTCTTATAGCAACAGGTTCAGTAACCGCATCGGTTTCAACTGATGGATTTTTTAGAGTACAAGGAAGTGGTTCCGTAACAACCGAATTAAGTGGTTCTACTTTTATTAGTGGTAACCTACAACTTAATAGTGGTTCTGCTTTTAGTGGTAGTGGTGAAAACTTATTCAATATACCAAAAAGTGCATTAACTGATGATGCACTACTTTCTAATCTAATAACAACTGGTTCAGTAACTGCTTCAGTTTCCCAAGATGGATTCTTCCGAGTATTTGGAACTGGTTCGGTAACAACTGAATTGAGTGGTTCATTATTGGTTAGTGGAAATGTTAATCTTAATAGTGGTTCTTCATTTAGTGGTAGTGGTGAGAACTTATTCAATATACCAAAAAGTGCATTAACTGATGATGCATTAGAAACAAATTTAATTATTAGTGGAGCAATAACTGCTTCAGTTTCACCAGAAGATGGATTTGTTGTAAATTCAATAGAAAGTGGTTCAACATTCTTTGGTGATGTTCAGTTAGTATCTGGTTCTGTATTTAGTGGTAGTGGTAGGGATTTATTCGATATACCTCGTTCAGCATTAACTGAAGATGCAGACCTTTCTAATTTAATCACAACGGGTTCAGTATCGGCATCAGTTTCAACTGATGGATTTTTTAGAGTATTTGGAACTGGTTCAGTAACAACTGAATTAAGTGGTTCATTGTTTGTTAGTGGAACAGTTCAACTTAATAGTGGTTCGAAATTTAGTGGTAGTGGTGAAGATTTATTCGATATACCACGTTCAGCACTAACAGAAGATGCACTATTATCAACATTCATTACAAGTGGGTCTGTAACCGCATCCGTATCACCTGATGAGGGATTTGTAGTAACCTCAATAGAAAGTGGCTCTACATTTAGTGGTTCTGTATTTTTATCATCTGGTTCATTCTTTAGTGGTAGTGGTGAAAACTTATTTAATATTCCTAAATCAGCATTAGTTGATGATGCATTACTTTCCAATTTAATAACAACTGGTTCAGTAACTGCTTCTGTATCATCTGATGGTTTCTTTAGAGTATTAGGAACTGGTTCAGTAATAACTGAATTAAGTGGTTCTTTATTTGTTAGTGGGAATATTGAAATAAATAGTGGTTCAACTTATTCTGGTAGTGGTGAAAATTTATTCAATATACCATTAGCAGCATTAAGTGATGATGCACAAAATGCAATTAACGCAGCTGCATCTTTGGAAGCGGGTATATTAGCTAGTGGTTCAATAACAGCATCAGCAACCAATAATGTTTTTACAGTAACCTCTATTGAAAGTGGTTCAATATTTAGTGGTAGTGTAAGATTAAGTAGTGGTTCTGTATTTAGTGGTAGTGGGGCTGAACTATTTAATATTCCAAAATCTGCATTAGTTGAAGATGCATTGGTTTCTAATTTAATCCAAACAGGCTCAGTAACCGCATCAGTTTTACCTGATGGTACATTTAAAGTATTCGGAACAGGTTCAGTAAAATCTGAATTTAGTGGTAGTGTTTCTATAACAGAAACATTAGATGTTCCAAAAATTATAGCAGATGAAATTACTGGTTCATTTAGTGGTTCATTTGCAGGAGATGGTTCGGAGTTAAATAATATTCCATTATCAGCATTATCAGAAGATGCATTTAAAATAGCAAGTGGTTCAGCAACTGCATCTATTTCTCCAAATTTAGGATTTGTAGTAAATACATCATCATCAATAGAGGGTGATTTATCAGTTAGTGGTAGAATTACAGCTGAAGAATTATTTGTAAACTTTATATCTTCATCAGTAGTAATATCAACTGGTTCTAACATACTTGGTAATGATGGTGGTAATACCACTCAGAAATTATTTGGAGAAACTACAATAGAAGGAAATATAACTGCTAGTGGAGTAATAACATCAAGTGGTTTCATAGGAGATGGTGCAGGATTATTTAATATCCCACAATCAGCACTATCAGAAGATGCTTTCCAAATATCAAGTGGTTCAGTAACTGCTTCGGTTTCACCTGATGATGGTTTTGTAGTAACATCAATTGAAAGTGGTTCTACCTTTAGTGGTAGTTTGAGAATAAGTAGTGGTTCTACATTTAGTGGTAGTGGTGCTGAATTATTCGATATACCATTATCAGCTCTTTCTGAAATATCTCCATTAATAGCAAGTGGTAGTGTAACTGCATCAACTAATCCTAATGATGGGTTTGTAGTAACCTCAATAGAAAGTGGTTCTACATTTAGTGGTAGTGTAAGATTAAGTAGCGGTTCTTCGTTTAGTGGTAGTGGTAAAGATTTATTCGATATACCATTTTCAGCAATAACGCAAGAAGCATTTAGAATTGTAAGTGGTTCAGTAACAGCATCAGTTCATCCGACTAGAGGATTTGAAGTAAATTCAACTGGTAGATTTGATGAAGGTATAACTACAAGTGGTAGTTTAATAGTATCTGCATCTAATTCTTGGGCTGCTGATAATGACATTAAAATTGTAAAAGTAATTTCTACTGATGATGGTAACAAATATGAAATAGATGGATATAGACAACCTTTACTTTATTTAGTAAGTGGTAGTACATATACATTTAATCAATCAGATTCTTCAAATAATACACATCCGATAAGATTTTCAACAATCGAACATGGTGTACATAATGGTGGGGTTCCATTTACTGGTAGTGTGGATACTGGAAGTGTTCTTGCTGGTACGGATGGTTCTGAAGTTACTATTGAAATAACCGCTGATACACCTGATACTTTATATTACTATTGTGTTAATCACAATGGAATGGGTGGAGAAATTAAAAAAGTAAAAAGTTATCCAATCACCCAAACAATAATTGAAGATACTGTTATCATAAGTGGTGGATTGGATGTAACTGAAACTATTAATGCTCCTATTGTAAAAGCAAATGAATTTAGTGGTTCATTTAGTGGTTCGGGTAGAGATTTATTTGATATTCCTCTTTCAGCACTTGCTGAAAAGGTAGAGGAGTTATCATTTATAGCAAGTGGTAGTATAACTGCATCGGTTAACCCAGCATTTGGATTTAAGGTAAATTCATCAGCATCAATAGAGGGTGATACTATAATTTCCGGTGGTTTAGTTGTATCTGAATCGGCTGTTATTGAAAATATACCAATAACTCAATCTGTAACAGTTGCTGAGAATAAATTCTTTGTACAAGGGTTACCAAGACCAAAATTAAAACTTTTAGATAATACTTCGTATTATTTTGATTTATCGGATTCTTCAAACTTACTTCATCCATTTAGATTTTCAAGAACATATGATGGAACTTTAGAAGGTGGTATTGAATATACTACAACTATTACATCTGGAGCAGCAGCTGCTGGAACATCTGGAGCATATATAAACATAGAAGTAAGTGGAAGTTCACCAAACGTATTATACTACTACACAGAGACTTCTGCATCATTTGGTAATATAGTTAGAAAATTAGGAGAAGCACCTACAATATCTCAGATAAGATTAATAGGTAATACCGCAATAACTGGTGGTTTAGATGTTAGTGGAGTTTCTTCAGCAACATTATTATCATCACAAAATGTATCTGCATCCTTTGTATCATCTTCAATAGTTGATTTCAAAATTGGTGATAATTCATATGAAACAATTCCTGGTAGATTAAAATGGAATGAAACTGAAGGTACTCTTGATTTGGGTATGGGTGGTGAAACCGCATCATTACAAATTGGTCAAAACTTATACTATCCATATGTAGTAAATAAAACTGGAGCTACTTTAGAGACTGGTACATTGGTTATGGTAGCACCTTCACAACCTACTTCTCTTAATAGATTAAGTGTTGTTAAGGCAATTACGGATGGTACTTATGATGAAGATAAAATAGTTGGTGTACTTACCGAAGATATTCAACATAACGGACAGGGATTTGCAACTTGGTTTGGTTATGTTAGTAATTTAAATATCGCTGATTTAGAATCAGCTGGATTAAAATATACAGGTTCTGTATGGGTTGAAGGTGAAACTTTATATTCTGACCCTATAAGACCAGGTGGTTTAACAAATGAAAAACCACAAGCACCAAATTTAAAATCTTCAATAGCATTTATAACTACTATAACTGGACAAACTCTTAACTTATTAGTTAGACCTAAATTGGGAGAAAGTTTATCTGATTTACATGATGTACAAATTGCAACTGCATCTAATAATGATATCTTAGTATTTGTATCGGAATCAAATAGATTTGAAAATAGAAGTAGTGATTTAGTATTAAGTGGTTCATTTAGTGGTTCATACACTGGAGTTTATTTTGGTGATGGTTCAAACTTAGAAAATGTACAGGCAGCAGCTGCACCTCTTATATCAAGTGGTTCGGCAACGGCATCGGTTGCAAGTGGTGATACATTCATAGTAACGTCACCTGTTAGTGGTTCAATCATAACAGGTTCAGTAGTAACATCTGGTTCAATAACTGTTGGTGGTGGTGGTATATTTAGTGGTGATGGTAGTGGACTTACCAATATTGATATTGCAAACTTAGCACTTACATTAAATAAATTAGAGAGTGGTTCAGCAACGGCATCATTGGATATAGATGAATTCAAAGTATTTAGTAATAATATAAGTACAAGTGTAGATTCATCTTTTAGTGGTTCGGTTAATATCTCAGAATCATTAAATGTAGGTGGAATTATTACTGGTGATGGTAGTGGGATTACAAATATTGATATAGCTAACTTAGCAATTGATTCATCAAAAATATTTACTGGTTCGGTAACTGCATCAGTTGACCCATTAGGTTTCTTTAGAGTAGAAAACTTAGACCCAAATATTAACTCAGGTTCAGTTAAAGTAGAAATAAGTGGTTCACTACATATTTCAGAATCAATAACTGCATCTTTATATAAAGGAGATGGTGGTGGATTATTTAATATTCCATTAGATGCATTAGAAGATTTACAATTAGATAGAATTATATCTGGTTCAGCAACTGCATCTATTTCTCCAAATTTAGGATTAGTTGTAAATAATCAAATTAGTGGTACATTATTCGTTGGTGATGGTGGAGGTTTATTCAACATTCCAGCTGATGCATTACAGGATTTACAATTACCTCAAATTATTAGTGGTGGTATAAGTGCATCAGTTGAACCAACAGATGGATTTAGAGTTTACTCACCTCAATTTGGTTCAAAGTTTACTGGTTCACTTAATATTAGTGGGGCAGTAACTATACCATCTGGAAGTGGATTCTTTAGTGGTAGTGGTGAGGGATTATTTAATATTCCTGCTGATGCTATTGAAGGATTAGACCAAAGTAGAATACTTAGTGGTTCTGTAACCGCATCGGTTACTCCTGATGATGGATTCGTAGTTAGGTCAATTGATAGTGGTTCAACATTCTTCGGAGAAGTTAATTTCCAAAATGATGTAAGTGCATCTAAGATAACTGTAACTGATGAAATATTCTCACCAAGAATTACATCATCATTTGTAGGTTCATATCAAGGTGAAAATGTTGGTATAGATGTACCTGATGATTTAGATATTTTAATATTTGATGCAGATGCTAATAAGTTTAGACCTGTAACACAATTTGGTGATACTGCTGTATTCCCATTCTCAGATGTAACTGAGGTAGTATTCCAACATAATTTTTCTCTTGATTATCCAGTAGTTCAAATTTATGAAACTGGTTCAAATGGACAGATTATTCCACAAGCAATCGAATCAATCGATAGTTCATCTATTAGAGTAACCTTTAGTGGATTGACAAGTGGACAAGCAGTAATTGGTACTGGTGGTAGATTAGCAGGATTTGTAGAAGGTAGTAACGTTGTAGGTTTAGTTAATTCAGCATCTTATGCAGAATTTGCAGAAAACGCTGGAACAGCATCATCATTAGTAGGATTTGATTCAGCATCACTTGCTGAACTTGGAAACTTATCACAATATGTAAAGAGTAGCCAAACGGCATCGATGACTGTACTTTCAGCATCATATGCTGAAACTGCTTCATTCGCTGTAAACGCTGGTGATTTTAATACTGATAATTTTGTAAGAACTGACCAAACGGCATCGATGACTGTACTTTCAGCATCATACGCTCTTTCAGCATCTTATGCAGTTAACGCAGTATCGGCTGAAGATTATGTAAGAAATGACCAAACTTCTTCAATGACTGTACTTTCAGCATCTTATGCAGCAACTGCTTCATTTGCATTAAACGCTGGTGATTTTGTAGGAGAAAATTTCTTACCAAATAATGGTACTGGTTCATTTGTTGGAAGATTTGAAGTAAGTGGTAGTTTAGTAGTAACAGGTAGTGCACAACTAATAGGATTAGAAACAGGTAGTTCAGATACAGTTCTTGTTATTAATGAATCAACTGGACAGGTTTTCAAAAGAGATGTAACTGCAGTAAGTGGAACATCTGGTACAGGTGGTAGTGGTGGTACTTCTGGTTCATCTGGAAGTAGTGGTTCAGCTGGTACATCTGGTACATCAGGTTCTTCAGGCTCATCTGGTTCAAGTGGTACTTCTGGTAGTGGGGGTACAAGCGGTACAAGTGGAACATCTGGTACAAGTGGAAGTAGTGGTACAAGTGGTACAACTGGTACTTCTGGTTCATCTGGTTCTTCTGGTAGTGGAGGTACAAGTGGTACTTCTGGTTCAGCTGGTACTTCTGGAACAAGCGGTTCATCTGGTTCGTCTGGTTCAAGTGGAAGTAGTGGAAGTAGTGGTAGTAGTGGAACATCAGGTTCGTCTGGTACATCTGGTACTGGAGGAACTTCTGGTTCAAGTGGAAGTAGTGGAAGTAGTGGGAGTAGTGGAACTTCTGGTACATCTGGGACAAGTGGTACTTCTGGAAGTAGTGGTACAAGTGGTTCAGCTGGAACAAGTGGTACTTCTGGTTCATCAGGTAGAGAAGGTGGAAGATTATATGAAGTAATAAATGCAGGATTCCAATATTCATTTGATGGATATGCTGGAAACTTCCCAAAACTAACATTAGTAAAAGGGGAACTTTATTACTTCGATTTAAGTGGTGTAGGTAATGGGCATCCATTTGCATTAAGATTGGCTAGTGAAGATACTGATGATGTACCTGGTACACTAAACAATGACCCAACAAATGGAAATCATAGTACATCAGTATTCATAAGTTATAGAATACCTGAAGATGCACCAAATAACATAGTTTATCAATGTGCTAACCATTCATCAATGGTAGGTCAGATTGAGATAGTAAATAAATACGGAACAAGCGGAACATCTGGTTCATCTGGTTCTTCTGGTAGTGGGGGTACATCTGGTACTTCTGGTTCTTCTGGTAGTAGTGGTTCATCAGGTTCTTCTGGGACATCTGGAACAAGTGGTTCATCTGGAACATCTGGTTCTTCGGGTTCTTCAGGTTCATCTGGTTCAAGCGGTAGTAGTGGAACATCGGGTTCTTCTGGTTCAAGTGGTACATCTGGTACGTCTGGAACGAGTGGAAGTTCTGGTTCTTCTGGTTCAAGCGGAAGTAGTGGTAGTAGTGGTAGTAGTGGAACGAGTGGAGAGCAAGGTTCTTCAGGTTCAGCTGGTACTTCTGGTACGAGTGGTAGTAGTGGTAGTAGTGGTTCAACCGGTACGAATGGTACGTCTGGAACAAGCGGTACGAGTGGAGCAGAAGGAAGTAGTGGTTCAGCTGGTACATCTGGAACTTCAGGTACCAATGGAACTTCTGGTTCAGCAGGAACAAGCGGAACATCTGGAAGTAGTGGAACATCTGGAACAAGCGGAACTGCAGGTACTTCTGGAACAAGCGGAACATCTGGAACTTCTGGTAGTGGAGGTACGGCTGGTACATCTGGAACGAGTGGAACGAGTGGAACAACTGGTTCAGAGGGAACATCTGGAAGTAGTGGTACTTCTGGGACAAGTGGTAGTAATGGTACAAGCGGAACATCAGGCTCATCAGGTTCAGCTGGTACAAGTGGAACAAGTGGTTCCTCTGGTTCTTCTGGAACTTCTGGAACGAGTGGTACAAATGGAACTTCGGGTTCATCTGGTTCAAGCGGAACATCTGGTTCATCTGGAACATCTGCAGAAGGTAGTAGTGGTACAAGTGGTAAAGATGGTAACTTCGGTGGAGCATCATTCGATTACACATTCGCATCAGCAATAGGAAATTCAGAACCATCTGCTGGTAGACTTAGAATAAATAACTCTTCACAAAATATAGGTAATGAAATTTATATTAGTGAAACTGATGATGATGGGGGAAGTGTTCAATCGTTTATGGAAACGATGGACTCCGTTACTTCAGCAGTAAAAGCACATATACGAATTGCTAAAAAGTTCAATACTGATGAATACTTATTATTTGCAATAGGTGAATTAACCGATAATGGTGATTGGTGGACTCTTAGTGATTTATCAAATACAGGTTTCTCAACAGCCTCTCCTTTCACAAATGGTGATGATATTGTTGTATCTTTAGTTGCAGTTGGTGATAAAGGTGATACTGGTTCTTCTGGTACGAGTGGAAGTAGTGGTTCAACTGGAACCGCAGGTTCTTCTGGTTCTTCTGGAACTTCTGGTTCAAGTGGAACATCAGCAGAAGGTAGTAGTGGTACAAGCGGAACATCAGGCTCATCTGGAACTTCTGGTTCTTCTGGTTCAGCTGGAACAAGCGGAACATCGGCAGAAGGTAGTAGTGGAACATCTGGTACAAATGGTACATCTGGTTCATCTGGTATTATGGGAACTTCAGGTTCTTCTGGTACAACAGGTGAAGATGGTGAAGATGGAACTTCTGGAAGTAGTGGAAGTAGTGGACAAGATGGAACATTCTTTGGTTCATCTGGTACTTCTGGAACAAGTGGTTCCTCAGGCTCATCTGGTTCTTCTGGAACAAGCGGAACAACTGGAAGTGGTGGAACAAGTGGAGAAGATGGAACATTCTTCGGAAGTTCTGGTTCTTCTGGTACGAGTGGAAGTAGTGGTTCAACAGGTACTGCTGGTACAACAGGTACTGCTGGTTCTTCTGGAACAAGTGGGGCAGAAGGAAGTAGTGGTTCAGCTGGTACATCTGGTACTTCTGGACAAGATGGAACGTTCTTTGGTAGTAGTGGTAGTTCTGGTTCAGATGGTACATCTGGAACTTCTGGAACTAATGGAACATCAGGTTCTTCTGGAACTAATGGTACATCTGGTACAAGTGGTGTAGATGGAACATTCTTCGGTTCATCAGGCTCATCAGGTACGTCTGGTACTTCTGGAGCTGGTTCATCTGGAACTTCTGGTTTAAGTGGTTCTTCTGGAACATCTGGGACAAGTGGACAAGATGGAACTTTCTTTGGAAGTTCTGGTACATCTGGAGATGATGGTACTTCTGGTACTTCTGGAGCAGGAACTTCAGGTTCCTCAGGTTCATCTGGAAGTAGTGGTACTTCTGGACAAGATGGAACATTCTTTGGTTCATCTGGTACTTCTGGAACAAGTGGAACAAGTGGACTTGGAACTGATGGAACATCTGGTATTAGTGGAACATCTGGTTCAGCTGGTACTTCTGGAAGTGGTGGAACAAGTGGACAAGATGGAACATTTTTCGGTTCTTCGGGTTCTGCGGGAACATCTGGTACGACTGGAACTACTGGAAGTGCAGGTACTTCTGGTTCATCAGGTACTTCTGGAACAACTGGAAAAGATGGAACATTCTTTGGTAGTAGTGGTGTAAGTGGAACAAGTGGAACATCAGGTTCAACTGGAACATCGGGTTCATCGGGTTCTTCGGGTACTGCTGGTACATCTGGACAAGATGGTACTTTATTTGGAAGTAGTGGTTCTTCTGGTACGAGTGGAGTAAGTGGTTCTGCTGGAACATCAGGTGAAACTGGTTCAGCGGGTACATCTGGTACTTCTGGACAAGATGGTACTTTATTCGGTTCTTCTGGTTCATCTGGAACAAGCGGAGTAAGTGGTTCGTCTGGGACAAGTGGAGAAACTGGTTCAGCAGGTACATCTGGTGTTAGTGGTACAAGCGGACAGGATGGTACATTATTTGGTTCATCCGGTTCTTCTGGAACAAGCGGTGAAAGTGGTAGTAGTGGTACTTCTGGGGAAACTTCTTCAGCGGGAACATCTGGAACAAGTGGACAAGATGGTACTCTATTCGGTAGTAGTGGTTCATCTGGGGCAGATGGTGCTGACGGAACGAGTGGTTCTGGAGGAACATCAGGTTCTTCTGGTACATCTGGAGAAGGTTCAAGTGGTAGTAGTGGTTCATCGGGTTCAAGTGGATTCTTAGAAGTTACTGATGATGGTGCTGAAAGAGTTCTTACTATGGATGGTGATGGAACTGCAACGGCTGAATCAAACTTAACATTTAACGGAACTGTATTAAATGTACTTGGAGATACAGTTATAAATGATTCCTTAGAGGTTGGGCAATTAACATACTCTAAATACTATCATGAAACTTATAATGATTTAGGAGATTCAAATGGTGGAACTAATATAAATTTAATAACTGCTAATAATTTTAGAATTAGAAGAACAGGAAATATTACAATAACTATATCAAACGCACCAACAGGTCCTCGTGCAATTGGATTCACTTTACTATTGGAAGATGGTAGTGGTGGAACAGCAACTACTAGTTGGCCAGGAGTAATACAATGGGCAAATGGTGTAGCACCAACACTAACGGCAAATGGAAAAGATATATTAGTATTCTATACTTATGATGGGGGGAGTACTTATTATGGATTCCTAAGTGCAAATAATATAAGTTAATGAGTTATGAATTATGAGTATAGCAAGAAGATTATTATCAATAGGAGGAGGACAAGTGAGACCGTTTAAATTTACAATACAAACAACATCAGCAAATACTCAATTTGAGTTACCTATTACTGCGCCAGGTGGAAATCAACCCAATTTAACAGTAAGTTGGGGTGATGGTAGTTCTGATAATACAATTATTTCAGTTAGTTCTTCGGATAGATTTCACACATATACATCAGCTGGTACTTATCAAATTATAGTTGGTGGATATTGTCCAGGTTTTAGTGTAGGTAATAATCCATCATATAAAAACTTATATAAATCAGTTGATGATTGGGGACTTACGCAACTCGAAGAAGTAAATTTCTATGGTTGTGGTAATTTAACATCCATACCTATGGATGGTTCTAATAACGCAATATTAAACGATGGTTTAAATACTATAAAAAGATTCGATTCTACATTTAGACAAACTGGCATTACTATTATACCCAATGGAATATTTGATTACTCATCAAATGTAACCTCATTTACTAACACATTTGTATTTTGTACAGGAATAACATCAATACCATCTGATTTATTTGATAACAATACAAATGTAACATCTTTTTCTGGTACATTTAACGCATTGCTAAATTTAACATCAATACCAGTTGGATTATTTGATAATAACCCATTAGTAGTAAACTTCGAATCAGTTTTTAGAAACTGTAGAAAGGTAGCTGGTATCCCAGCTCAATTTTTTACTAATAACCAACAAGTTACTACTTTTGCAAATGCATTTAATATGGCAACTACATCAAACTTATTAACTGGTGTAACTCCAGAAGATGCTAATGGTGATGAAATATTTGAAAGAGGTTCAAGTCCTATTGGTACGGATTGTTTTGCTTTTTGTAGTGGTTTAACTAATTTTGGTTCAATACCAGCAACATTTAAATAATAAGATATGTACTTAAAAGTTTCAGGCTCAACAATAACTTATCCATATTCGGTTCAAAATTTAAAGAATGAGAATCCTAGTATAAGTTTTCCAACAATCATAGCAGATAGTTTATTGGAGTCATTCAACATCTACAAAGTTGAAACAAAAAGTAGTGGATATGATAGTGATGATACAAAAGATGTAACTGAAGTAACACCAACCTTATCTGGTTCGGTTTATGTACAAACATATAACATAACTGATGCAGATGAAGAAACAATAAATAAGAGAAGAGAAATAAAATGGTCGGAAGTAAGGAGTAATAGAGATTCATTATTATCTGAATGCGATTGGACACAATTTAACGATTCTCCAATATCAGGTTCAACTCTAACAGATTGGCAAACATATAGACAATCACTAAGAGATATAACAAATCAATCTACCCCATACGATATTACTTGGCCTAATAGACCTTCTTAGAAGTTAAAAGATATTTATTTAATATTTATATCAAAGAAAAGGTAATTATCAGATGAGAATAGACCAACCCAGTTTTTCCGGTTCGATTACACAGGCTCCTTCAGCATACGCTGAGTTAAGTGGGTCATTTACTGGTTCATATACTGGTTCATTTAGTGGTTCTTTTATCGGAGATATTGCAGTTGAACAAGCTGAGTTTACTAATTTAACTATAAAACAATCATTAACTGTTGGTACGGAAAATACTGATGGTGGTGTAAATATTATTAATAGTGGTTCAATTGAAGTAAGTGGTTCAATAAATTTATCACCAAACAATAGTTTTTCTGTTGATGGTGTAGATGTATTGGATTCTGCTTTAGCATTCTCAATAGCATTAGGATAAACATATGGCAAATATATTTAAAAATAGTATAAAAGGACCTGTTGGAACAGGTGGATTAGGTGTTTACACAACACCAGCAGCAACATCAACAACTGTGATTGGTGTAAATGTAGCAAATATTGTATCTGAAAACATTTATGTAGATGTACAAATAACCGATAACTCTGCTAGTGTTACTAAATATTTAGTAAAAGGAGCAGTTATCCCAAATGGTTCATCAGCAGTTTTAGTTGGTGGTGACCAAAAAGTAGTTTTAGAGGCAAACGATTCGATAACAGTAACATCTAATGTTAATAATTCAGCAGATGTTATTTTATCAGTATTAGAGATATCATAAATAGAGGTTAATGGAATACGGTGGAAAGAATCCAAATGGAATAAATCAAGTCAGTCAAAGTTTACTTTCGATTGATGTTCAAGGTGTAGAGCAAATAAACATATCAACCTCATCGGTTGATATTAATACATCTTTGAATGTCGAAGGTGGAATAACTGCATCTTCGTTTAGTGGTTCTTTTACTGGTTCATTTAAAGGAGATGGTTCTCAATTAGAAAGTATTCCAACAACTGCACTTACTGGTGATATTGGTAGAATAGCTGAAGGTTCAGCAACTGCATCAGTTTTAAGTGGAACTTCATTCGAAGTAAGTGTACCTACAAATATAGTAGGTAATGTAACATCAACTGGTGATTTAGATATTCAAGGAGAGTTATCTGCATCTTTATATAAAGGTGATGGTGGGGGATTATATAATATACCCGCTGATGCATTAGGTGATATAGATAGATTAAAATCAGGTTCAATTGAAGCTATAATATCTCCCAATAAAGGACTTAGAGTAGAAACTGGTGTTACTGTAAGAGATTATCTTATTGTAACTGGTAGTGGTGTTTTTAAGAGTGATGCAAAAGTAGATACATTCTTATTAGTAGGAACTGATTTAAAAGTAACAGGTTCAGCAGATATAGCAAATAATTTAAATATATCCAACGATTTAACAGTTGGTAATAACTTAGCTGTAAATGGAACAATTACTTCAAATGAGTTAATAACAACATTTATTTCATCATCAGTAATTTATGCATCAGGTTCAAATGTGTTTGGTGATGAGAGTACTGATTCACATCAATTTACAGGTTCAGTATTAATTAAAGATTCGGTAGTAATTCCGGTCTTTAGTTCAGAACCTGCTGGTGGTCAACTTGGACAATTATATTATAACTCAACTGATACCAACATATTTAGATACACTGGTTCAGAATGGGAACCTGCAGCTGGTACTGCTGGTACGTCTGGTACTTCTGGTACTTCTGGTACATCCGGAAGTGGTGGAACTTCTGGTACAAGTGGTACAAGTGGAACAAGTGGTACTGGGGGTTCATCTGGTACAAGTGGTTCTGGTGGAACATCTGGAAGTGGAGGTTCAAGTGGAACAACAGGTTCAGCTGGTACATCTGGCTCTGGTGGAACTTCTGGTTCTGGTGGAACAAGTGGCTCAAGCGGAACATCTGGTTCTGGTGGAACATCTGGAAGTGGAGGTTCATCTGGAACATCTGGAAGTGGAGGTTCAAGTGGAACATCTGGTTCTGGTGGAAGTTCTGGAAGTGGAGGAACATCTGGTTCTGGTGGAACAAGTGGTACATCAGGAACTTCTGGTACATCTGGTGTAGATGGAGATGATGGTACTGATGGTGTAGATGGTAATGATGGTTCGGATGGAGAAGATGGAACTTCTGGTTTAGATGGTACATCTGGTAGTGGAGGTTCATCGGGCTCTTCAGGTTCTTCTGGTAGTTCTGGTTCATCTGGTTCTTCTGGTATTGGTGGTGGTGATGGAGATGATGGTTCGGATGGAACATCTGGAACAAGCGGAACATCTGGAATAGATGGTACTGATGGTACTGCAGGAAGTGGAGGTTCAAGTGGTTCTGGTGGAACAAGTGGTTCTGGTGGTTCATCTGGTTTAACTGGAGCTGGTGGTGGAGATGGTTCATCTGGAACAAGTGGTTCTGGTGGTTCATCTGGTAGTGGTGGTTCAAGTGGTTCTGGTGGAACTTCTGGTAGTGGAGGAACATCTGGTACAAGTGGAACAAGTGGTTCAGCTGGTAGTGGAGGAACTTCAGGTTCTGGTGGTACGAGTGGAGCACAAGGTGAAGATGGTGAACAAGGTACAAGTGGTTCTGCTGGAACAAGTGGAACAAGTGGTACGAGTGGTACGAGTGGAACGAATGGTACTGCAGGGAGTGGAGGAACTTCTGGTAGTGGTGGTTCTTCTGGTATAGATGGAACTGATGGTACTGCTGGTAGTGGAGGTTCATCTGGAAGTAGTGGAACATCTGGTACAAGTGGAACAAGTGGTACATCTGGTTCTTCTGGAGTATTATCCTTAACAGGCACAACTGATAATGGGTTAATTACATTAAATGGTACTGCACCAAACGCAACTGTTGAAAGTAATCTTACTTTTGATGGTACAACATTAAACATAACAGGTAACTTAAATGTAACGGGTACACAAACAAGTGTAAATACCGAAACAATTTTGTTAGCAGATAATATTATAACTCTTAATTCAAACTTTACAACAGGTACTCCTTCAGAGGATGGTGGTATTGAGATATTAAGGGGTTCTTCAGCAACTAAAAAATTCTTTTGGGATGAATCATCCGATAGATGGTATGCTGATAACGCATTAGAATCAAACAATCTTTATTTAACTGGTGTAACTCAACCAACTATATTCTTTAATGGTTCTTCGGATAGTGGAATTGATATGGCTATTAGAGCAACACCTGAAGGATTAGATTTCTATGAACCAGAAGATGGAAACAAAATACATTTCCAAGTTTTAGATGATACTGGTGTAAATGCAGTATTTGGATATAAACTAAATGGTACTGAAATTGTAGATACATCCCGTAACTTAGTTAATATTGGTACTATTAATACTGGACAAGGTGCAACTGAGGTTTATAATATGAACCAAAATGTTCGTACAACCGATTCACCTACATTTGATAATTTAACAGTTGGTGATAGTGGAAACACTGGAACTTCTTTAAATATTATAGCAACTAATACGGCTGGTTCTCCTGCCGCAACTGCTATGATTAATATGAGTGGTTATGAAGGTAGAGCAATTGGTACTTTATTTACTGATGTATCTTATAGTGGACAAGAATGGTTTAGTGGTTTACGATATAGTGGTGGATTTGCTAATTATCAAATTGGATATCATTCAAGTGGTGGACAAGCTGAATACTCAGCAAACTCATTATTAACAATTAACAAATCAGGTGAAGCAACATTTAGTGGTGGTGTAAACTCAACCTTCCTTAATACTGGACATGGTGATAATGAGTTGTACGCAATGAACCAAAATGTTCGTACATCTGATAATGTTGAATTCAATCAGGTAACTGCTGGTAATTTTGTAGGAAATGTAAGTGGTACTGCTGATAGAGCAGAGGCAGTTGATTCAAATGATACTAGAGGTACAAATGATTTACCAAATAGTAAAGAAAAGGGTGTTTACTTTGATTTCAAAAGTAATGCAACCAATGGATTGAGTGATGGTGGTTCGTATAACGGACAAATGCATTGGAGAAGTTATGGTGGTGGTTCTGATTTAAGTGGAGGATATCCAATTCAGATTTCATATACTGCTAGTGGTAGATTATGGAGTAGATTAGGAAGTGGTACTACAACTTGGAATAGTTGGAGACAAATATTAGATAGTGTATCTCAACCATACGCATATAATATGAACCAAAATGTTCGTACATCTGATTCTCCTCAATTTGCAAGAGTTTATTTAGATAATACAAATAATTATATAGATTCGAATGGTAGTTATCTATCATTTAAATCAGGTGGTAACGAAATGTTATTTGGTGGTTCAACATCAATGTACATTAACTATCGTGCAGCACTTGGTGGAACACCAACTCATTGGATTTGGAATGCTGGTTCATCATCATCATTTTCACAATTTACTTTAGGTAGATTAAACGCTGATAATTTATATGATAGAAACAATACTGGATATAGAGTAGACCCTGCATCTACTTCTATCTTAAATGAGTTAAGAGTAGATGGGTACATAAGACATAATGGTGATACAAATACTTACATTAGATTTGTAGGAGCTGATGATTTACAATTAGTAGCAGGTGGTAGACAAATGATTAGAATGGATGAAGGTACTGATCCTGATATTCTTCAATTAGGTGATTCTGCTACATACACTAGAAATGAAGGACATTTAATTGTTGGTCAAACTGGTATATCATATACAAATACAGATAATGCTCCATTGGTTGGTTCAAAAACTGATAATAGAGTACATATCAATGGTTCAATTCAATTAACCAGCAATAACGATGCTATCGTATTCGGTAGAGGAACATCTTCATTTATGAAAGATGAAGAAATTGGCTTCGGATGGGGTGGTGGTTGGTATATGACCGATGGTACTTACCTAAGAGTAAGAAATAATAAAATTCTTTATTCAACTGGTGAATTTTGGGCTAGTAGATTTAATGATGTAAATAATACTGGATATTATGGTGACTTTGCATCTACATCAAATTTAAATCAGTTAAATGTTATTACTTTAAATGTTAGTGGTAACACTACATTAGGTAATGGTAATGGAGATACAACTCATATTAATGATATAGTTCATATTGGAGCAACTGATAGTGGTAATTCTGATTTATTCTTTGGTGAAGGTTCTACAAACAACATTAGATATGGTGTTCATTGGAATTGGGATTCAGGATATAGATTTACTTGGAACACGAGAAACAATGGTACTGATACAACATTATTCTACTATGATACTAATAGTACATCTTATGTATATTGGAATAGACACTTCCATATGCAGAATAAGGAAATTAACTATGTAGGTCAATTACACTTTAATGATAATGTTAGATTCTATGATGAAGGTAATGATTCATATCTAAACTTCAAATATGGAGATTCTAATGCAGGTGGTATTAAGTTCGTAAATGGTGGTGGTACTCGAAAGGGGTATGTATATGCTGATAATAGTGGATTTGGTTTATTAGATAATGATGGAAGTTGGGCAGTAAGAACCCAAACTGGTTCCAATCCATTAGAATTAAGAACTAATAATAATGTAGAATTCTACGTTTATGATTCATACACATATTCACCAGGTTCATCAAGAGCACCAATATTTTATGATTCCAATGATACAGGGTATTATTCAGACCAAAACTCAACAACTAGATTAAATAGATTATACATTAATCCAAGAAATGATAATTATAATGTTGGTTCTATCAATAGTACAAATAATCAAAGTGATTGGCAAAATCTTACTAATACAAATGGACAATTTACTGTAACTCAGTATAATGCAATACAAAACTATACAAATTCACCAACGGGTCTTTATACATATGGTTCAGTATTAAGTACGAGAACAGTAAATCACTCATTCCAATTATATTCATCACATACTGGTGATTTAGCATATAAAACACAATGGAATAACGATAATTACTCAGGATGGTTAACCATTCCTGCTTATGGTAGAAATGGTGGTAACTCTGGTAATGCTTTATATGCATCTCAATTTATTGATTCAAATAGTACGGGTTATTACGCAGACCCTGCATCAACATCAAATTTTTACAATTTACAATTAACTGGAGCTAAACACACATACCTTTATATAAGTCCAGGTAATGGATATGAGGCTATGGTTAGGTTCAATGGTGGTAGTGGTAGTACTTGGTATGCTGGTAGTAGAACTTCTTCACAATTAGTAGGTTCAACTGATGCATGGCATGTATATTCACAAACTAGAGGTAGAACTGTTTCTGGTACTGATAATTCTGGTAATACATATTCTTATGCTTCATCAAGAGCACCAATATTCTATGATTTAGATAATACTGGATACTATGTAAATCCTGCTGAAGCATCAAGACTACAACGTCTTTATGTTGAAGGTGGACATGGTGATACTCGAATTCAATTACACTACAATAATGGTAATGATATTTATGATTCTCATCTAACCTTATGGGCATCTGAGCCAGGTATCACTTATGATAATAGTGGTATTGGTGGTAACATAAACTTTAGTGGACAATATTATGGTAGACAGACTAATAGTAACGCTTATGGTACATATCTAAGATTTGATGTAAACTCAGGATATAGTGAATTCTGGTCAACTACTGGTAGTGCTGGTAGTTCTGGTGGACAAGGTACAAGACAATGGTATGTGAATCATAGTGGTGATAACTTTTCAAGAGTTTCATCTAGAGCACCTATATTCTATGATTCGAATAATACTGGATTTTATGTAAACCCAGATAATACTTCAAACATTAGATATCTAAAGGTCAATACGACTGGAACTTCATCTAGTACACGAGCATTAACAATTAAAGCAGATGGACAATCCGAACTTAATTTTGGTTCATATCCTGCATCTTGGACTTCGGCATTACAAATTCAAAATAACAACAATTCGAATTTCATTTGGATTTCACCATTAGATAATGGACAGAATGCTAGATTTAGAACTGGTGGAAGTGCATTGGATTTTTACACCGATGGTGCTAATAATACTGGAACTCGTTCATTATTTGTAGGAAGTGGGTATGCTCAAGGTATAAGTTCATTAAGAGCACCGATATTCTATGATTCAGACAATACTGGATATTATTTCGATGGTGCATCAACATCCAAATGGAATGCATCTAATCAAAATGGATATCATACATTTAATAATTATGGACTTGGTGTAACTGGTACATATTCATCCTATCGTTTACAATTAGTATTCGCAATGGGTTCATCATATAGACCGAATTCGGCTGGTACATCAACCGCTAATATGTATGGTATTGGTTGGTCTCATCCAAACGCTGGTTCATTAGGTGGAGCTAATAACTTAACTGACCATGGTATGTTGATTGTCAACAACGGGTCGTTTAGAGCAGCATTATCAAATAGTTTAGTAGTAACTTCTGAAGTAAGAGGAACTCTTTTCAGAGATTACAATAGTACGGGATATTATGTAGACCCTGCATCAACTTCAGTACTAAATCAACTTCAAGTTAATGGATTAACAGTTGATGGATATAAACTTGCAGATACAGCTTCAAGAAGTGTAAGTGCAGGACAATGGGTAACTATTGCTACGGGAAGTGGTAGACAATATGCTACCTTCAATGTATGGGATACTAATGGTGGTAGACATGGTTCAATGTCATTTACTGCTGGTATTTCTTATGGTGGAACTGGTACAATTACATTATTGGGTAAATCTTGGTATAGTTCTGGTGGTATTTTTAATAATATTAGAATTAGAAAAAGTGGTACATATGATACTCATTACCTACAAATTTATTGTGATACTGCTGGTACATTATATTACGCAATAACAAATAACTTTCAAAGTAGTGGTTGGTCACTAACAACATCCGGTACAGGAAACCCTGCTTCTTCAACAGCTGCAGAAGTAGTACCTGATACATATCCTGGTTTGGGTACAAATCAAGCAATTGCTGCATCTAGATACTATGATGTAAATAGTACTTCTTACTATGGAGATTTTGCCTCTACATCTTATATGAATGATGTAAGAGCTAACATTTTCTACGAAAGAGAAAACACCGCATATTACTTCGGTAGTTCACAGGGTGATGCTCGAATGAGAAATGTTAGATTTAATAGTGTTGATATTGAAAGTGGGGCAACTATTGAATCGGTAAACAATAATGGTAGAATATATTTAGGTGGTAACTTACATATTGATTCATATAATGGAAATGATATTTATCTGAATTACTATTCAGGTAGAAGAACGAGAACATTCTATTCATCAAATAGAGAAGCTTGGAGGTCTGATACAAATGGTATTGTTTACGCATTCGCACAACATCGTTCACCAATCTATTACGATTATAATAATACAGGTTATTACTCTGACCCTTCAGGCGCTTCTAATTTCAATACATCTATAAGAGCAACTGAAATTTACGCTAGAAATTGGTTCAGAAACGATAATAGTGGTGAAGGTTTATACAACCAAGCAACTGGAATGCATTGGTATTCTGATTCAAATAGAAGATGGAGATTATATGGTGGACAATCGACAGTTGAAATTGGTATGTACACTTCTGGGAATAGCCTTAGAGGTTATTACTACGCTGATAATAGTAATAACATTGGTATTTTAGATGCTGGTGGAAGTTGGGCAATTAGACACGCAAATGATAATGGTACTTATTTCTATACTGATAATAGTGCATTAGAATTTAGTGTTGGTAGAGATACAGTAGGTGGTAACTATGGTACTGTTAGAACTCATTCTACTAGAGGTGGATGGGGAGGATACTCAATTAATGGTAATTGGGTGTTTATGCATGACCATTCAAACGCAGCAGGTATCTATAATGATATCGAAAATGAGTGGGCTATCTATATGTTGAGAAACTCTTATGTAGAGTTAATGTACAACGGAACTTGGGAATTAGCAACTCGTAGTGGATATGGTTTAGCTAGAG